GTTTTTTTTTTCGGTTCTCGATGAGCAAAACTCATCTATAACAGTCCCTCTAACCCAAAGCCGCTTACATGGGACAACATACTCGAGTGGATGGCTAAAAGCCACTCAAGAAGGCTATAATCCATAATCAACATTATATATCTTATGTATGATTGGTAGATTATACAAAGCGTATGGATGTTCGCGTATCATGGTTGCAATGCGCAAAATCTCATAATCTTGACAACAATATCTTGCACAATAAGCAGATAATGGAATATCAGATCGCTTTGTCTCTGAAAAGTGCTTCAACACTTCATCCGGGACTTTGAAAGGCTTCTTGGAATCGTAAGTCTCTAATAAAGCGCTCAAGATGGGATTACCACCAGAGTGTTTATAACCGAGTACAACAGCAGAATTCCACCGATAAGCTCTCTCTCGGATATCTCCATGCCCCGGCAAATCGCCACGGCATGAACCGAATGATCTAAGCATCGCACCTAAATTCAGAAATGATTGCGGCGCTCTTCCTGGTTCACAGCTCCAGCTATGCTTCAAGAATTGGCAACTTGATAAATTTTGACGCTCAGTGCAAGTAACTTCATAACCGACGGCAAAGGCACATCGAATAATGTCTGCTACACTGCGAGCATTATCATATTTACAACGCAATCCAATCAACAACGACGCAACGTTGTTCAATGCTGTAGTTAATGTTGTACCAGAGAATTCAATTGGATAATCTGGGTTTAGCACAACGGTACCCTGATCCTCAGGATTCCTGAGAACCAACGGCAACTTGCACTGGGCAATCGCCCTCCGAATTATCTCATGACTTTCTGGATGATCGTCAAACAAAGACAGCATATAGTGAAAAAGATCCATAGTGTTCGAGACATCGCATTTCGAGATATCCATCTCATAATACTTTCCGTTAAGCTTGAACAACGTATCGTCTGAAAAATAATACATTTGATCAGAGGAGTTGTTGATTAAGTCGTAACCGATTCTGTCCATCACTGACGCGTCTGCACTCTTCACGTACTCAAAGGTCATTCCGCCGAATGTCCTAGTAGAAAAATTTTGCTTTAGTATGTCACAAAGAAACCCGGCAAGTAATGAACCTTCGGTTGAATAATCACCTATCAGTCGTGGGTACTTACCAGGTTTTGCTTTCTCATACAATTTCAACTTTCCTTTAATCTGTTCAGTGAAGAGTGTATCAAGCTTTGCTGTAGCCAACAGTTTCTGCATTGCGACGCGACGAATCCCCTTCTTCGGATGCGGCATCTGAGAATACTTCAACATTTCTGTTATAGAATCCGACAAACTAGTCAAAGCTTTAGTCAGATCGGAACGAATACCGTTGAAGACAGAATGCACAACCCGCGAGAACCGGCGCTTACCATTCAAAGTCTTGTGAAGATTGTTTCGCAATATCTTCTCACTCGCGTAATCACCCCGGCATCCAGTGATACGAGTCAAAGCTTTGTCTAAATTAGTGGCACTCGGCCGGTAGGTCAACCATTTACCGAAGAAAGTAGGTCCAAAGTATGTATCATACGTGTTTACA